ACCACAATTTATATATGTTCAACAAGAAGACTCGACTATATATGCCTTTTATGATCTTACTCGTATTATTTTAGGTACTATTAGTATTCCTGTCTCTGGTGATGGAGAAGGTAAAACATTTTCAAATAATGGATTTTCATCTAACAATACAATAAACATGATTACAGATGTTGTACCCGATACAACTACATTAACACCTGGAACTGTTTTAATATATGTTCCTGCTGGTATACTTAGATGGTATAATTTGTATGCTCAACAACCTTTTTCAAAAGTAGATTTAATTATGTATTATGAAACAAAAGATGGAAATATATATCCTGTGGAAATAGTTAATGGTGAATATTTTAGTGTTAAACTTGAATTTAAAAAAGGTCCCGGTGATTTCTAGAATTTAAAAAAGGATTTTAAAAATAGACGTAAAAAGAGGTTTAAAGATTAGAGTTTAATATATATTATAAATAAAATGGATTATCAAAATGGCAAAATTTATAAATTAGTTTCTGATAAAACTGATGATATATATATTGGTTCTACTTGTTCTAGATTAAGTGATAGATTATCAAAACATAAAACACCTAATAATAAAACATCTGCTAAACAATTATTTACAGATGAAGCAAAAGTTGAAATTATATTAATAGAATCATATCCTTGTAAATCAAAGGATGAATTAAGAGCAAGAGAAAGACATTATCAAACAACAATGATTTGTATAAATAAAAATAAAGCATCTGGTGTTAAAACTTGTTTTAAAGAAGGTAAAAAAGAATGGATGAAAGAGTATCGTGTTGAAAATAAAGATCATATTAAAGAACAAAATAAAAAATACGAAGAAGAAAATAAAGATAAGATTAAAGAATGTCATAAAAAATATAAGGAAGAAAACAAAGACAAGATTAAAGAAAAAGCAAAAGAATATAATGAAAATCATAAACAAGAAGCAAAAGAATATAGAGATAATCATAAAGATAAAATCAAAGAATATAATAATAATTATTATGAAGAACAAAAAGATAAAATAAAAGAACATACAAAAAATTATAGATTGCAAAATTTAGATATAGTTAAACAAAAACAAAAAATAAAACATAATTGCGAATGTGGAGGAAAATATACTAATTCTGGTAAATCAGAACATTTTAAAACTATTAAACACAAAACATTCTTTGAAAAGATATAAAATATAAATTTTATTTTATTTATTTAATTATAAAATAAAAATATAAATATATAATATAATGAATACTGATTTAAAAAAGGTCTTAGTTATCGACCCTGTCGTTGATGTTGAAGAATCTTATCAAGCCACTGAAGTTGTATATAAGAGCGGAGTAAATAAATCTATCTATAAATACACAGCTGACTCTACTTCAAATCAAAATTTAATTTGGAATAATATCACACCACCATCACTTACTACTGTTGTAAAACGTGATTTACGTATTGCTTATTCTTTCCTTGTTTTAGATTCTTGGACTACTGCTGGTGGTTCACCTTCTGTCTTTAATGCTGTTAATAACGCGGGAGCTCCTGTTGTAATTGGAGCAGGTGCCCAGTTTCAAGTTGTGCCGAGAATAGCCCCGATCCAGAGTGCCTCCAGCAGTATAGAGCTCCGTATGAACGGATCTGCGACTTCCACATCGATTAATGATTATGCATGTATTTATCCTCATTTAATGACACCTGAAGATATGGCTCGTTTCTCCGCTGAAATGCCTTTACAAAAAGATAATTCTGCTTCTTACAATTCTTTACTCCAAATAAATGCACAAACTAATTATATTAGTTCACGTTCTCCTTTTGCTCCTTATGGAATTAATACACTTGTTCCAACTCGTGCTTCTTATGTGTGGAAACAAATATTGGGAAATACTGTAGCTGGAAATCAAACATATGCTGTTTATCAGATAGATCTAGTCGAAGAATTGTTTATTTCTCCAATGACTTGGGCAAATTTAAAGGATAAAAGTGCTGGTCTTAGCAATCTCAACAATCTCATTTTAAATATTAGATTCGCCGACCTCAATCGCATGGTTTCATCACAAGGAGTTAATCAACTTGCTGTTTCTGTTGAAAATAGAATAACTGCGACACTTGGGGGAACTGGTGGAACTGTAACCGCAAACGCTGGTACTGATTTCCAAACTCCAACTCTTCTTGTTGAATATATTACCCAAGATCCTGTTCTTAGTGCTAGACAACCACAAACTCTTGCTTATGATTATTCATTAATTCAACCATTTATTTCAAATTGTGGTAATTGGTCATCAGCAACAGCACCAGTAAGTAATTTTACTGCTCAATCACTTCGTCTTGCATCTATTCCATCTAAACTTTATTTATTTGCTAGACCATCGAAAACAGCGCTTAATACTCCACTTCTTGCTCAAACTACTCCTGATGTATTTTTAAGAGTTACAAACCTCAGCATTAATTTTAATAATCGTATTAATCTTTTTGCTACATACACAGAATCTGATTTATATAATATGAGTGTTAAGAATGGTTTACAAGATACTTTTGCAGATTGGAAATATAATACTGGTTCCGTTTGTGTTATTGATGTTTCTAGAGATATTGGTCTCGAACCCGACGAGGATGTCGGACAAGCAAATAAATACTCAACTCTTCAAATATCTGTTAGTTTATCTGCTTCACCACTTGCTTATGCTCAAGTACCAGCTCCACCTGCATTACAATATGATTTCTACATTCTTGTAGAACAACCTGGTAAATGCTTTATTACTGCCTCTGAATGTCAATATATTCTTACTGGTCCATCATCTGCTGAAGTTCTTGCTCTTACTGCAAATCTTGATGAAAAGATTGATCATACCGATTTAGAAGGTAAAGGTGTAGGTGGTTCTGTATTTGGTAAAGTTGGTAAACTCTTTAAATCTGGTATTAATGCCTTTAAAGGTATGAACCCACAAAAAGTAGCTCAAGGTGTTGAATCTGCTCAGAATCTTATGAAATCTATTGGTCTTGGTGTTGCTGGTGGTGCTATGAAAGCAAAACATTCTAGAGTTTATTAGAGATTTAATATAAATTTAATATAAAATTAATATAAAATGTTATTAATTTTATTATCTTTACTCATATTATATTAATGAGTTATAGAGAATTCGTAAAAGAGAATTTTCATTCTCTTGGTGACATGCCAGCTAAAGAAAAAATGAAAAAACTTGGTGAAATGTGGCGTAAACATACTGGAAAAGCACCTATGGCTAAAAAAATGGCTAAAGGTAAAGGTGGTGGTATCTTATCTGGTCCTCTTAGTATTTTTGGTCTTGGTATGGAACCTAAAGCAAAAGGTGGAAAAATGCGTAGAGTAAGAGGTAAAGGGGTTGTTGGTGGGGGTGAAGAAGGATCTGGTATGATTTCTGATGTTCTTGGTTCAATTGGTTTAGGCGTTCATAAAAAAGGTAAAGGAAAAGGTAAAGGTGTTGTTGGTGGTGAAGTTGCTGGTGGTGGTATGTTATCTGGTCTTCTTGGTGCTGTAGGTCTTGGTATGTCTGATGCTGTTAAACGTAAACACTTAAATCGTATGATCAATCTTGAACAGAAATTACATAAAGATGGTAAATTAACACCCGCTCAACATCAAAAACTTAAAGTATATCACCATTTACATGGTGCTGGTTTTTTTGATAATTTATTTGGAGGTATTAAAAAAGCAGTAGGTACAGTTGCAGATAATATTGGTCTTATTAAAAAAGTAGTTCCTGAAGTAGCTAAATTTATTCCTGATAGTTTTAAACAGAAAGCTATGGGTATGCTTCCTAATGTCGCAAAACAAGCACTTCCACTATTAAGTAAGGTTCTTTAGAAAAATCGAAAAATTAATCGAGTTGCAAAATATTATTTTTTATTTTACATTATAATATAAAAAAGATGGAAAAGAAATTTAAAATTAAAATTGATTTGGTTTAAATTTTAATTTGTTTATAAAAATTTATTTTCTCCATATATTATGTATGGCATTGTTAGTATAAAGTATTATAACTAGTCTCTAGTAGATAGAGAATTAACGACCTCTACAATAAGTGAAACTCCTATGGAAGTTCGAGCCATACACTTTTTTTTGTTTTTATTTTTTTTTATTAAGGCTATTGGGCTAACAAATCGAACAATTTTAAAAATTGCCCCTTTTCATTAAAAGGATATATGGTGCCTAAATAAGGGGGTTTTAAAATTGAAAAAGGATATCGGACTACGAAAATGGGGGTAAATATTTTAAGA